TAAGCGTAAATATCACGCTTTTCTCCACTAACAAGGTATCGAGGCCAGACAGGGCTTTCATCAAAAGCCTCTTGAAACCTACGGTTAATAAAGTGCCGAAGCTGATCTTGTTCACCCGTTGCAAGTTGACCACCAGTACCTACCAGTGCTGAGATTAACTTAAATAGGTCGCCGTAGGTTCTAGTCTGCATTATGCTTTGTTCGGGCTAAGTTCTGGGAACTTCTTGTTGTAGTACTTTAAAAATTCTTTAGAATGCACAGTCTCTTGACCGTACTTCTTGACTAGTCGGAAGTACTCACGTGCTGGTATGGTAGCTACTGGCTTACCAAGTGTAGGGTGAGTAGTCCCGCGTAATTCTGCTGCTTCTTTTTTGGCCTGCTCTACACGAGCCTTTTCCGTTTTTCGCTCAAGTGCAAAGCCGCTCTGGATCTCGTGCATAAACGCAGCATCCAGTTCTCCGTCCGTGTATGCCTTTTCGGGCAACGTAGTAATAATTTGCGTCATAAAATAAAGGAAGGGAGTGGCCGCTACGCAGCCACCCCCAACCAGAATTTAATTAGAAACCAAGGCGGCGAATACGAAGCAGCAAGGTAAGCTTGCCACTTGTACTTCCGTCAAGAGCACTAGCAGAAATGATGGTAATGTTACCATCGCCAGTAGCGATAGCTTTAGTTCCACCAGCAGCACCGTCATCATCAAGTGATGTTCCAGTGTCAACTTTGATTTGAGCAGTGTTTACATTCGAGTTAAGAATGAACGCTTCAGTTACAGCAGCACCTGCTGTTACACTTGCATCATAACCAACCTTAAGGTTAGAAGAAACGCTGAACGCTTCAGTAATGTTAAGTGCAGCACCCTCGATGACATCACCTTCTTTAACAGGGATGTTTACTTGAGTAGTAGTGTTACCAGCGGCAGTCGTGAAGTCACCAGGTGTAAGGGTGATTTCGTCAGTATAGCCAGATGTTCCAGCTTCATTTACAGTTAAACGTGACATATTATTATATCTCCTTTGTGAAGGGTTAAGCAGTTGCGACAATCTTGCCGTGAGCACCAGGGTTGTATACACCGAGTGTCAATGCACAGTCAACGAATCCACGCTCACCGCCACCAAGATTTGGAAGACGAGTAGAACCCATTGGGATAAGCTCGTGAACACCGTAGTATTCTGGGTTTACTAAGTAACCAGACATTCCTGCTTGACCAGCTTGTGTTGGCATACAGTCAGGATTTCCGTTTACAATAGAAACGATACCGTGGTCGCTTTGATATAGGTCAACGCTAAGTTTGATTGAACCGCTGTTGCCGTCATAGTTAACTGAACGAATGTTTTCGTTAGCAACTCCAGAAACACGTGCGAAGTCACTGATGTCGCTACGAAGAGCAGTATCAGCAATAAGCATTAGGTTGTCAGTAGAACCAGTAACAGTGAAGATGGATGTAATAAGAGCGTTAAGCTCTGATTCAGCAAACACATCATCAGTTACGTCAGCAATACTTCCAGCAGGTGTGCGGAAAGTAGCAGGAACATCAGCAGGAGCACCAGCACCACCAGTGTTGGCAGTGGACTCAAGCCATTTTCCAAGACCACGAAGGGCATTAGCTGTACCAGCACCATCTTCAATAGCACTGTCTTGTGCACCAGCAAGTGTAGCTTCGATGTCACGTTTTAGTTCACGGATAGCCTTAGCTTCTGCTTGAGCAATCTTAGCAGGACCAACGGAATCAACAGCCTCTTGGAGGTCGGAAACCATATAATCACGACGGAACTTTTGAACACGATTACCAAGGCGAGCACGACCAGCGAATTGGTCAGTGAATGCAGTTACGTCAGCACCTTCAGAGATACCAGCAGTACTTGGAGCACTTAGCGAATCAACAGTCCACTCTACGTTAGTAGCAGTAGCACGTTGTTTGTTAGCCGAAGAGAGAATAGGAGTCTCTTCAGGAGCAAGGATAGTCAAGACATCAGTCAAGTCTTCCCGATTGGAAACACCAGAACCAGTATTGGTGGTGTCGAATGTATTTGAAAAGGACATTTTAAATAAGTATTAAGATTATCGTTGTTGTAGTTTAAGTTTGCGAAGTGCGGCGAAATCACGAGCGTTACCCGTTTGTTTGAACCGAGCCTCTAATTCTTTTAGAGCCTTGGCTGTTCTTGACGCAGTTTTTTCGGACTTAGCTGAACCGGGTACTCCGGTGCTGGAGGGATTTAACGTAACTGACTTCTTGCCTTCCACTACAGGTTTGCGCCCGTAGATGCTATTTGTAGCGTGAGCAAAGAAGTAATCCAATTGAGCGGCTACATCGGGTGCTTCACGTTTAACAACCTCTTTGAGTTTCTTAAATCGTGCGTCACCTACTGTAGATTCAAATTGTTTCCGAAGGTCATTATCCTCTCCGTCCAGCCACTTCAGTTCCTTCTTAGCTCTTTCCCCAAATGCTTGAGTAAGTTGCTCACCCTCTACTTGGGCTTGTACTTTAGTTAGCTGATCAGGGAGAAAGGTTTTCTGTGCTTTCCGGGCTTTAAGTAAAGCCTGACGCACTTCCTTCTTCGACCAATCCTTGCCGTCAATTTCGGCTACTATATCTTCAGGTCCATAAGAATCACTTTCAAAAAGAAGATCCTCTGCCCACTCAACAATGCCTTCGATCTCCGTAGCCTTATCCTGTAACTTCTCGACAGTATCGAGATTACCGAATGGGTTATTTTCAATCTTCTTGCTTGCTTCAAGGGGGTTGTCACTCTTCTTGAGTTTATCCTCTAGCTGGGTGAGCCGTTCTTCGGCAGCCTTGCGTTTCGCTGTCAGTTCACCGAACCGAGCAACCGCACGACTACCTAGCTTCTCAGCCAGTTCCTTTAGATCCTCCTCAGACATATCGTCTAAGTCCAACTGTGAAAGAACATCTTCGGATTCAGTCCCCTCGGTGGCTTCTGAAGTCTCTTCGCTTTGGACTTCTTCTTCCTCTTCGGTTACTGTCTCTTCGACTTCCTCTGTGACTTCTTCCTCAGGCTCTGCCTTTGGAGTCATCTCACCGAGTCGCCGTTGAGCGAAATCCGTGACGGATATATTAGTATTTTCCACTGTGTTTTCTACTGGTTCAGCGTCTCCAGTTGTGATTTCGTCTGTCATATCTTTCCACTCATTAACGCCGAGCGATGGCGATGGGACGGATTATATCACAGGGGTTATATAAAATCCCTGAACTTATTCCGTAAATCTTCCCAGCCAGCAAATTGCAGTACTTGATCGTACGTAATAATACGTCCCGACACCTGCTGGATGGTATCACTTGAGGCTTCGTGAAGCTCTTCGATAGTCTCCTCGCGGAGCTTGTGAATCATATCTACAAACCGAGCAAATGCTTCGTGGTTATGTAGAGTCCTAACATCATCTTGGATACTCATAAATTACTTTGACTGAGCCATTTTCATTAGCTCATTAGATACACTCTCCATACGAGGTCCGATGCCAGCACGATTTAATGCAACTCGGTTTATGTATTCGTCATTACGAAGGAACTCTTTTGCCGCCTTAGCGTAGTTCCCTTCATTGATATACTTTCTAGTATTTGGGCTACCTCCGATTGATCCTCGGTAGAACTCGCCAAAAATGGCTTCCTGTGCCGAGATTGGGAATGAAGCAAAGTTTGGAAGAAGTTTTTCTAGCTCCGGAAGTCTTCGCCTAATATCCTGGTCAAGCAAGGAAGCAGCCTGTGATCGTGTAATACGTTGCCCAGGTTTTACATCCGCACCATAATGACCGTGACCTATCGTGTAGAACTTCTCCCCGGAACCCTTTCGTGCTACGGGATCAAAGCCCTCGTATCCTAATAGGTAGTCCTTGAATGTTTGTACCCTAGAATTAAGTCCATTGATTTGAGATGCTCGCCTCTGGGCTTGTTGTGATACTGACAAGTTTTTGGGCGCATTGCGGAACCCTTTGGGGAAGGGCTTAATGATTTTTTCAATATCACCCAGTAGGTTAGAACCGTTCTCCATAAATAGTATCGTTATTAGTATTATTGTACTTATAAGTTCTGTGTCTCGACATCACCCATCTGTGCTGGTGCTGTACCTACACGACCAATCTGAGCATTCTGTGCTTGCTGCATCTGGAAGGTGTACTGACCTGCGTACTTCTGTAGACGTTCAGCGAATGCTTGGTCAGTCTGTAGACGCTGTGCCACATCGGGCTGAGATGAGTACTGCTGAATTACTTGGATCGCAATCTGCGCTCCAGCGGGACGAGCAGGCTGTTCAATACCTGAGTAAATCTTAGCAAGATCGTCAGTAACATTTTTAACCATTTCTTGTTGGGCAGTTTCAACTGGCTGGAGTACTGCATCAGCCATAACTGGGTCAATCTCAGCCGCCGCAATATCGAGCAAACTATCCACGTTAAGGCGGTTATTCGCATTGAGTTGATTGAGTTGCACAAACTGAGCAAGTTTGCTTTTAACGGTTTCTGGATCAGTATTCTGAACATCGAAGCTAATGAGTATATCAAAGTTTTCATCGGGGTTGCCTTTGTTGAATTGAATTGGATCAGGTGTACCCGTTACACGGAAGAACACCTCATCTGGTCCGAAGCGTTGGAAGCAGCGGTACGCCATACGTAACACTTCTGCTGTATGGCTAAGGAACTTGTCCACTAAGAATTGCTGACGAATCTGGCTGATAGCTGAACCCTCGTCCAAGCCAACCAATCTGTCAGCTTGAGTCTGTTGGGTCTGCTCCATTTCTAGAGATCCCTGATTGTATGAAGGCGTAGGAGCGAAGTCCAAGTCACCCTTGCGGCGATAAGGAATCATACGCCCAGGCCCCCAATCGCTAGGGGCTTGTCCTACAGGGTGCAGAATTGGAGGTAATGTCGCTAGGCTATTTCTGTCGATTCTTGAATCCCGCTCAACCTTGACCTGATTCTGGATACCCCGTAGGACGGAAGGTATTGTGTTCGTGTCATAGAGACGCTTGCTATCCTCGGATAACTTAGTCACTACAACAGGGTAATCTTCGTACCCGTTCAGAAGCTCGAACTTAGCATAGCCCTGAGCCATCTCATTGCCATCAAAGTCCCGATGAAAAACCGTGCAGTAAATTCCTTCTGATCCATCTTCTGGATCAATTAGACGCTGGTAAGCATATGTAATCTCAATCAGTTCTTCTGCTTCGTATGCGTTATCTGTTAAGCTAATGGAACGGCGACCTTCTTGCTCCCGTTCGATACTATCAATGTTTACGCCACGATAGTGTTCGATAACGTAGTCAACGAAGTCCTCATCCCAGCCTTCAGTTACTACTTTATTCTCCAGTTCCTGCGGAGTGTAATACGTACGCCAGAAACAGTAAGGGGCACGCTGTGGGTCAGTAACGTATGGAGGGAAGAAGAAGTCCCCGTCAGGGGCTAGTGTCTTAACCTCTGGTGCATTGACTTGGCGGCGAACTACAGGGAGTTCTGTCTCGCCATTCTTGCGGAGTTCCTTGAGTGCTTTCTTTGCTCTCTTGTCAGTAGTACCCTCGAATGTAGCCTTGATTAACTCAACTAGAGCCTCATCTTCTTCGCCTGATTGAATCGCATCAGCAACCTCTGGGCTGATCTGTGCGATCTGCTGTAGGTCAAGTGTCTGTAGGAATCGACGATCCTCCCGATGCCAGCCTACGTATGATATTAAAATACCACGCTCAAGCAAGTAATTTGCACCGAGTTCCATTTCACGGAAGAAACGTGGAATATATCCACTAGATACCATCCACTTTAGGAACCCGGAGACTAGCTTACTACGTGCGATGTCAGAACTCTCCACAGGGAATGCACGAACGTTAGCCCGCTTGAGGGCTGACATAAAGAGGGAGACAAGTCTCGTTATACGCTCATCAATAACGTGGCACTCACTATCAGAAGCACCCTCCCAAGGGAAGGCATCCGCTCCGTGCTTACGATGGTCACGACTCTTGCCAGGCCACCAGTTTCGGCGATCATCATACGATGTACGGCATAGATCGAAATACGCCTCCAGTTCCGTGACGGTCTGGTCATAAGCATATCGTAGTGTTTTGACATCTGGTTCTTCACTTAAATAAGTGAGGGACTCCGAAATTGAATCATTCTGCATTGTCTTCTGGATTGAGCTTTTCACGCACACTTCTTATAAGTGTCGTAACATAAGTCTTGGATACGCCTATTCTATCACATAGGTTTAAGGATCGCATAGGAACCATATGATCGCCCCTCAAGTACCTGCAAAGAAGTTCCCAGGCGATGAATCGCTCGGTCTGCTCCTTTTGCCATTTCTTAGAAAGGGTTATATCCTCAGTTCTTGACAAATCGGTATGAGACTCCTGCATTATCTTCAATCGCTTCAAATGTAATAGTTTTCCCGACCATATTTCCTCGATGTCTAGCTGGGATAAGGACCGGGACTTTCTTGCCGATTTCTTTGCTGTGAACGTAGTTATATCGGTTATTGGGGCATTCGGAAATTACCTTCCCCGTATAGTTATACGGCGTGATCTCGTCGATCATCATTGAGTAATCCAGGATCTCCTGTCCGACCTCACCGATCCAAGTGTTCTTTCCCGTGCCGGTAACCTGTTCAGGCGGTAGCTTCTCTTCGACAATGCTGAGGGCATCATCAAATTCTACTCCGTATTTTTTAGCTATATTGACTAATTTAATCTTAGGCATAAGTATTTATCTCTTATTGTTGTAAGTTCTTGTATCCGGTTACTTTAATTAGTAACCTCCTTCTTTTCTCATTGTTGCGTGCATTTCGTTTGATACGAAGTAATCGGGGCCGTAGCCCCCGTTTGACATCCTCAAATATCTGAGAACGTCAAAAAAGTCCTTGAGTGCTTCGTCGGATTTTCCTTGTGAGTTATAGTTAATTACGCTTTCGATCAAGTTCCCGCAGTCCTCGTGTATGTAGCAGCGAGGGCGGTTAGCCTCATCAATTTCGTAATTCGGATTATAGAAGAACCATTCATCCAGTGCAGTCGCACCGATCTGTTCCGTCTGTCCGTCCGATGCTA